GATCCATTAAGCTGGTAAGTGGCACAGCCTGGAACGGCTTTATTGAATTAAACCGTATGGCCTTTGGGGAAAGGCTGCCAAGGAACAGCGAAAGCAGGGCCATTGCCATTTGCATGAAAATGCTTAAACGGCATTACCCACACCTGGAATGGGTATTGTCTTTTGCAGATGCCACCAGTTGTGGTGACGGCACAATATACAGGGCATGTGGTTTTGTGCTAACCGACATTCGCAAAAACGAGGCACTACGAATAAACCCAGCCACAGGGGAAGCAATGCACATTATCCAGGCCCACCACCTTATGCTGCAAAGGGAACACAAAACATGGCCAGCACTGGACGGCTGGCAGCTTAGGTACATTTACTTTTTAAACAAGGCAGCCAAGGCCAGGCTTACTGTACCTGTGTTGCCTTATTCCGATATTGAAAAAATTGGTGCAAAGATGTACAAAGGTAAAAGGCCCTTGAAGCAGGCTGAAGTTGGGGACCACCCAACAGCGGAGGTGCAACACCTACCCAAGGGCTCCAATTGTTATGCAAGCTGAAATATTTAAAATGCCACCCAGGGTGTTTAAGCTGCAGAACCCAATGCTTAAAGGGGGCATGGGGCCTGAGGGTAAAAGGTGCAAGCACTGTAAGTTTTTAAGGGTAAAGCAGTATGGCAATAAATACTTTAAGTGTGCACACAGGCCAAACACCAATGGGCCAGGTACAGACCACAGGGTAAACTGGGCAGCTTGCTTTTTATTTGAGGCAAAGTAATGGCAGCAAAAACAAAGGGCAAAAAAACAGGCAGGCCCAAAATTGAAATTGATTGGGAAGACTTCGACAAGCTGTGTGCTATACAGGCAACCCTTACTGAAATTGCCAACTTTTTGGGCTGCAGTGAGGATACGGTAGAACGCAGGTGCCATGAGGTGCATGGTGTTACTTTTGCGGAGCACTATAAAAACAAATCTGCAGGGGGCAAAACATCGTTAAGGCGAAAGCAGTTCCAGGTTGCACTTGGGGGAAATGTGCCAATGTTAATTTGGTTGGGCAAACAGCACCTGGGCCAAAAGGATGTTACCAAGGCAGAACACAGTGGGCCTGACGGCCAGCCAATACAGGTAAACAGTGCCCATGAATTAAGTGATGCAGAACTGGAGGCCATTATTGCAAACGAATGGAGGGAGAAAGGTGCCAAATAAATGCAAGGGTGTGCATGTAAGCAGTACAAAGTAAACGAGCAACCCCTGGGTGCAATACATGCTGCCCAGGTGCTTAAGCAAAGAAGGGCAATGCGAAATGACTTTGCCCCATTTTTGCGTATGGCATTTGCCACTGTTGACCCAGGTGCAGTTTACAAGCACAACTGGCATATTGACCTTTTAAGTGAATACCTAACAGCCTGTTACAAACGGCAGCTTACCAAACTAATAATAAACATACCCCCAAGGTTTTTAAAATCCCTTACAACCACTGTTGCCTTTCCAGCCTGGGTGCTGGGCCTTAACCCCAAGGAGCAAATACTTACTGGCAGTTACAGTGGCAGCCTTTCCACCAAGCACAGTGTTGACTGCAGGGCCATTATTCGCAGGCCCTGGTACCAGCACTGCTTTCCAGAATTAAAAATAGTTGACGACCAGGACACCAAAACGGAGTTTGTAACAACCGAAAGGGGTTACAGGGTTGCCACTTCGGTAAAGGGCACAGCCACAGGCAAGGGTGGTAACATATTAATACTGGACGACCCCATTGACCCTTTTAAGGTGCACAGCAAAATTGAAAGGGAAGCCACAAACGATTGGCTGGACAGTGTTTGGTCTTCCAGAAAAAACGACCCCAACACCAGTGTTGAAATTTTAATAATGCAAAGGGTGCACCAGGACGACCCCACAGGGCATTTTCTGGAAAACAGCAGTGGCTGGGAACACCTGGTAATACCACAGGTGGCACCACACAAAACGGTTATTGATTTTGGCAAGGTGCATGTTGTTAGGGAGGAAGGGGAACTAATACACCCAGCCAGGTTTGACCAGGCCAAGGTTGACGAGGCAAAAAGACGGCTGGGCACTTATGGGTTTGCAGGGCAGCACCAGCAGGTGCCTGCACCACTGGAAGGTGGCATAATAAACCCACTGTGGTTTAAACGGTACAAAACACCACCAGCCCTGGAAGAAAAAATAGAGGGCACAGACAAGCTGCAGCCAGCAGGCATGTTACGGTTAAGCCTGGACACAGCTTTTAAACCTGACCAGCTAAACGACCCCAGTGTTATTGAGGTGTGGTTTGAAAGCAAGGCCAAGCATTACCTGCTTGATGTGTGGAGGGACAAGGTAGGTTACCCCATGCTGAAAAAGGTGGTTAAGGATATATCACAAAAATGGGCCAAGCACATAAACGAGGTGCTTATTGAGGACAAGGCAAGTGGGCAAAGCCTTATACAGGATTTAAGGGAAGACCCAACATACCCATGGCCCATAATTGCAATGAACCCTGGGCAGCAAAGTAAGGTTGTCCGTATGGATACCGAAGCCCCACAAATTGAGGCAGGCAATGTGTACCTGCCAGAAGTGGCAGGGTGGCTATTTGATTTTGAAACTGAGGTGGCAAATTTTCCAGTTGGCACACATGACGACCAGGTGGATGCAATGAGCCAATACCTAAAAAGGATAAGGGAAGCACACGGCTTGGCCCTTGTAAGGTGGGGGTAACAAAATGAGTGAAACTGTTTCGTTATACGACAGCAAGGGCAAGGTTATTAAAACCATGTCCAAAAGGAACATGGCATTTAGCACATTGCTAAGGGAGCAAATGCCAACTGCCAGCTTTACCAAGTGGTCGGTTAAAAAGGCAGTTAAGGAAGGCCTACGGTCTTCGGTTTGGATTTTTAGGGCCTTTAACCTTATTGCAAGCAGTGCTGCAGGCATACCATTAAGGGTTGTGGATGCCAGTGACGGTGAACCACTGGAAAAGCATGAACTTAACCAGGTGCTTGCCTACCCCAACAAACAGTTAAGCCGTAAAGATTGCTTTGGCCTTATTTACAACTGGCTGCTGCTTACAGGCCTGGCCTATTTTAAAATTGGCGACAAGTCCAGCAGTGGCAGTGGCAGGTTCCCCCTTTGGCCTGTGTCGCCTGACCGTATAAGCCCTGTCCGTTCCAGGGATATTGACCTGTTTATTGAAGGTTATTGCAAAGCAGAAGATGCTGGCAAGGGCAAAGTTACCATTGCCTTTAAGCCCGAGGAAATTATACCCTTTAGAATTATGGACCCTGCCAACCCCCTGCTTGGCATGTCGCCACTGTTTGCAGCAAGCCGTGTAATTGATACTGATATTGAACAGCAAAAGTATAACAAGTCGGCAATGCAAAACATGGGTGTGCTTGAGGGCCTTATTACATTTGACCTGCCATTAACCCAGCAGCAACTTGATGCCCAAGCCGAGGCCTGGGGGGAAAGGTACACAGGGGCAAGCAAGGCAAAGCAAACAGCATTCCTGGGTAACAAGGCAAGTTATGAACGGCTGTCTTTAACCCCAAACGAGGCTGACTTTATTAACACCAGGAAAGCCAACCGTGACGAAATATTAAGTGCCTGTGGCACACCACCCCAATTGGTGGGTGCACAGGAGGCCAGCACCATGGACAACTTTAGAACCAGTGAAGCCATACACTGGCGAAACACCATTGTGCCCCTGGTTGATGTGGTGGTTGACGGCCTTAACTTTTTCTTTACGGTAAACGGCATGCTTAAAGAGGGCCAGGTGGTGGCAGGCGATTATTCTAATGTACAGGCCCTGCAGCAGAACTTTAAGGAAAAAACCTTTGCAGCAGAAAAGCTGTTTAAAATGGGGGTGCCAGTTGAAAACATAAGCAGCCTGCTTAAGTTGGGCCTTGAGGCTTTTGAGGGTTGGGAAAAGCCATACAACGGCCAGGCAATAGGTGTAAACCCTGCCACTGGCAACCCCAATAAAGATGCCACCCAGGTTGAAGACAAGGACGACAAGGCCAATGCCAGGGTGCACATTAAACCAATGGAACAAAGGCAAAAGGAATTTAGGGCCGAAGATAAAAAGCGTGAAGACCTGGCAGCCAAAAGGGCCAAGGGCTTTGCCAAGCTGCTTACCAAGGAAAGGGGCATTGTGGAAAGTGTGCTGGACGAAAGCCCATACCCACTGGCCACCTTAAAAATTATGTTGCAAGAAGACGACCCATTTGAAACTGCAGATGCCTGGGCAGACCAAATTGGCGACACCATGAGGGAAGGGGCAGCCCAGGCAGCCAAGGGCATAATAATTGAAAAAAGGGGTTACGAGGAAGACCTAAGCAAAGCCATTGACGATGCCCTGTTACAGGAGGGGGTAATACTTAAGGAACGCAGTTTAATATTGCAAACAACTGCCGAGCTTGTCATAAGCCAGGTGGGGGATGGTTTAGACCAGGGGCACAGCATACAGGAAATAAAAAAGGCCCTGGTTGATGTTGGTGGCTTTTCACCAGAGAGGGCTTTGCGTATAAGCCGTACAGTAACAGGCACAGCCAGCAGCATGGGGCAGCTTGAAGCAGGCAAGTTAAGTGGTGCCGAAAGAAAAAAGTGGAGTGCTGCCATTGTGGGCAGCAGGCAGCAGCACATTGACAGGGATGGGGAAACGGTTGGCATAAACGACCTTTTTACCAGGATTGCAAGCGATAATGGCGAGTTCCCCAGGTACCCACTTGACCCAAACATTGCACCTGGTGACCGTATTAACTGCAGGTGCAGCTTAACCTTTGAGTAAATGGCATGAAACGGAACATTATATGTGGGTGCCAGGTGGCAAGTGAAATTACCTGCAGCCTGTGTGACTTTGCAAGCAAGCAAAAACCGTTTGCTGTGTTTAGGGCACCCTGGGCCAACAAAATGGACAACAGGCAACTGGTGCAGTTTCCAGAAGACAGCACAGGGCTTGACATACTGGCCATGGAATTAATTGGCCCAGCCCCTGTTGGCCCATTTAACCCAAGCCTGGAGGAAAGCGAATGAAGTTTTTAATTAACTGTGGTGGCTGCCAGCACTGGGGCTGTGGTGTGTGCAGCAAGCTGGTACAGGAACGGCACAACCGAAGGGAACTATGCCCAGAGGTATGGCTTAAGGAAACGGCCAGGCTGGGCAAGCTGCTTGGCAGGGATATTGACCAGGTAAAACATTTGGGCATGACACTTGACCCAATGCGAACCTGGGAGGCAGTTGGTGCAACCTGGCCAGCAGAGGAAAAACCAAAAAAGGCGAAAACCAAGAAAAAGGCCCCTGGTGCCCGACAGGCACATGCCGAATAAAAGTGTACCAGGGTACTGGTGTCGAAATGCTGTAAGGGGCTTTCGGCACCCAAAAGTATTTTAAGGAGAAAAGGCAATGGCAAAGCAAATGAAAATAACCGTTTTTTGTACAGCAGGGCTGGAAGAATTTATAATGCCCATTGTGGCAAACCTGCAAAAGCACCACCAGGTAACTGTATGTGGCAGCTATGAAGCAGCAGCAGTAACCAATGCCATAAGGGGTGCTGATGTTGTTTGGCTGGAATGGGGCAACGAAATGGCCATAAATTTGACCAGGGCAAAGGGGCTGCTGGACAACAGGCATGTAATACTTAGGGTGCACAGCTATGAAATTTTTGCCAACTACCTGCACCACATAAACTGGGGTGTGGTTGACCAACTGGTGTGCCCCACCCTGCATGTGTTAAGCCTGGCAATGGCCCATGCCGACATGGGTGGCAATGCCAACAGGATTAAGCAGCATGTTATGCCAAGTGGTATTGACCTGGGTAAGTTTAAATTTACCAGCAGGGGGCCTGGTCAAAATGTGGCCTTTGTTGCCAGGTTAAGTCACAAAAAGGGCCTGGTGCTTTTGGCCCAGGTGGCAATGATGCAACCAGGGTACCAGTTCCATGTGGCAGGCGAATGGCAAGACACCAGGTACCAGCATTACTTTGAAACACTTAACCTGCCCAATGTACATTTTTATGGCAGGGTGGAGCCAGGCCAGATGCCAGCCTGGTTGGCAGATAAAAATTACATACTGTGCACAAGCCCATTTGAAAGCCAGGGGCTGGGCCTTATGGAAGCCATGGCCATGGGTATTAAGCCACTGGTGCACAACTTCCCTGGGGCAAACCTGCTGTACCCTGCAGCATGTTTATGGCAAGACCTGGCCGACCTTTCCGATGTGCTGGCATCGCTAGACGATGACGTGCGAATCCGCATGGTGCAGGCGTTGCCGGCGGAGGTCGTGTCCGAGGCCCTCGCGGAGATGGAGGAGGAGGAGCATCCTGAAGAAGTACTGGCTGCACTGGA